TTGTGATACAAAAAAATAAAAAAACAATGATAAAAGAAAAAGGTAAGGAAATTTGCCAACGAGTACTTGACACAAACAATGATATTTATCTTGTTTGTAGATTTTATATCATTATGCTATACTTTTATAAAACGATATACGTGTCAAACTTATTTGATACTTTTATCATCACATTATAAAATTACAACTTTTGGGAGATTATATATGTTACATTTACCTCATGACCATCACCACGACAAACAGCATGAAGATGCAATATCTCGTCTTGCAGTTATAGATGATTTCAATCTTACAGCTGAAGTTTTTAAGCAGCTCGGAGATGGCAGCAGACTTAGAATATTTTGGCTTTTATGCCACTGTGAAGACTGTGTGCTTAACATCAGTGCCATGGTAAATATGTCTAGTCCTGCAGTTTCTCATCATTTGAAGCAGTTAAAAGCAGGTGGTCTTATTACAAGCCGCAGGAGCGGTAAAGAAATGTTTTATAAGGCTGCAGATAATGAAAGAAGCAGGCTTTTACACTCGATGATTGAAAAATTGATGGGTATAATCTGTCCTGAATAGGAGGAGACATTGACTACAAGAAGAAATATTATTCATAGCTCAAACATTTACGTTCGAAATATGTACGCTTTTCTCTAGACTTTCGTCCTGATGAATTAGAAGAGTTTAAGCGGATTTGTAAGTCTAACGCATTAATAAATATTGTCACCACAAGATATAGTGGGTAAGATATTAATTTTTTGTTCCTGTCATGATATGAAAATGATACTTTGATACGAAAATGATACTTTTATTTTCGCCAAAATCGGCAAAATCAGGTCAAAAAGCAAAAATAAGAAAAAGGCTCAAACCCTTGAAACTACCGAGTTTAAGCCTTTTTTATCTTCTGAGACATGGGGGAATCGAACCCCCGACACCTTGATTAAAAGTCATTCCGAAAACACTTGCTAAATAGCTTATTTACTGCGTTTCTTATAAAAAAATGATATGAAAATGATATATTATTTTTTTATGCTGATTTTAGTCTATCTATATATAGTGTCCGCATCATGTCTAAAGGCAGCCAGCATCTACTGGTTGCCTTCCTCAAGGTCTTTTCTAGCTTTAGTGGTCGGATACAAGCGTTATTGCCTGTATCTGACCTATATCTTATTTAAGTAGCTTATTCACTACCGCCTGCACTTCCGCAGGCACGTATCCAGCTTTGATTAGTTTTTCCTTTCTTTCGGGGTTATTGCCCCATTTCCCGGCTATAATCTCGCTAGCCACCTCTTCAATGCTTTTTTTAGCCTTGCCTGCTACCTTATCAGGCTTTGGCTTTGCTGATGGCTTAGCAGTAGGCTTTTCACCCTCTCTTGGGTAGCCTTCTGTAACTATAACAGTATGACCCTTAGTCATAGTTACAAGGATATCCCCTGCACAAAGTTTAGTGTCGTTAGCTACTACGACGGCTTTATTAAATGCCCCTGTCTTTTCTAATACAGCAACCTCACTTGAAGTATTGAAGTCGCCTACATTTATACCTGCCTGAACACAGCAAGCTCTTACAAGGGAACTACAATCTGCATTGGTCTTAGCCTTAATTTTTGCTATACTGCCATATATCTTAAGATTGTTGAGAACTCCATATCTATCAGACTGGCTATACCCTATGTTATCGTTATCACACCCTTCACGCATTGCCTGCGCCAACTTATTGGCAACTGCTGCCTCTTTAGGCCTTAGTAGATACCATCCTAATCGATGCCTATAATAAGGCTCTGTGGCTACCTCTTTACAGGTTTGGTCGCCAGCTTTGCCCTGGCTGGCATTCCCACGCTCATCTATCCTTGCTGAACCTATAATAACCATCTATTCGCCCTCCTTCTTGTTAGTTTCCTTTTCATCTTCTTTTCTCTTTAATATGTCTATAGCTTTTATAATTGCTTTTGGTACAGGTATGCCCATAAGCCCTGCGTTTTCTATAATTGAAATACTTTCATTGACTATATATGCAATTACGACAGCATCCCTGATAAAATTTGTGTGCATTACTAAATCCAATCTGCAAGCGATTAGCACGATTAAAAGTGTCATACCTTTTCTGAATAACCCCTTAAACCCCGCCCTACTCTCCAAGGCACCTGTTTCTGTCTTAGGACTTTTCTTGAATACTGCTGCCACTATAAGACCGCTAATGTAGTCAATCGCCATAAATATAAGTAATGTCACCATCGCCGTATCCCATCCTCCAAATAGTGAAGCGATGGAAGCTCCTAATATCCCTATCACCGCTTTTATAACATTTAATTCCATTTAACACCTCCACTTTTTAATAAAAATATCCCATATCACCTTAAGCGATATGGGATATAGACTACTGCCTATTTAGGCATTGCCCTTTGGTTCTTCTTCTGTTGCAAGTTCAGGATGCCCAAGTTCTTCAAGTCTAGCCTTTACTTTTGGCTTTAAAAATGACAATACATCTTTAAACTTTTTAAGCTCTGATACAACAAGAAATGTATAAAAGTCTACCATGTCGCCACCTCCCTTCATAAAATTTTTTATAATAACGCATATATCATGCATTATTTGACATACTAGCTTCATAGAATTCGGCGAGTGCAAGCGCCGTCTCGTTAAGGTGTGTCTTAAGTGCCTGATTCTCATCAGACAACTTGGATATTGCCGTCTTATTCTCCTCATCTTTTCTATTCAACTCCTCTTTAAGCTCTTCTATTGTCTTATTTTTTTCGCTTAGCTGAGCTTCTAGCTCGATAATTTGAGCGTTCAGGCTTTCTGTACGCTCTTGAAATTCAGTTACAAATCCTTTCATTGCTGACCTCCTTAGATTGCTTTATAAACTGCTATAGCTGCATAACCATCTCCGTTTTCCGTGAATGTTGCGGTTGGAACTGCTATCGCGTTACAATTTTCTTTAACAACATAGCTTGGTTTTATGCCTGCACTATTTGAAACTTTACTCAATTCATTATTTATTAGCAAGTTAGTACTTCCACTACCTCTATATGAGCCAAGTGCACATAATATAATTGTATTCGGTGTGTTACAAAAACGATCTAAAACAGTTACACCGTCTTCTTTTTCATTAGCCGTAAGCAGGAATTTAGAATTGTCACTTGTCACAGTGTCAAACACTTTTTTGATATAATCTTCATTATTGTTAACTGCTTTGATAACCGCTTTTGTTGTATTGTAACCGGATTTACAAATGCCTGCTATCGCTGTTGAGGAGTTCACCACAGCCGTCATTGCCGTTGAAGAGTTCGCCACGGCAGTCATTGCCGTTGAGGAGTTCACCACAGCCGTCATTGCCGTTGAAGAGTTCACCACAGCAGTCATCGCCGTTGAAGAGTTCGCCACAGCAGTCATTGCCGTTGAAGAGTTCACCACAGCCGTCATTGCCGTTGAAGAGTTCACCACGGCAGTCATTGCCGTTGAAGAGTTAGCCACAGCCGTCATTGCCGTTGAAGAGTTCACCACAGCAGTCATCGCTGTAAGAGCAGCTAAAGTCTGAACATTTTTAATACCGTAAATGCTTGCAAATGCTAGTCCCATCTGATTTTCCTTTATAAAATACTCCAAGGTCTCGCTATTTATCGTTAAATCATTCATAGATAACCCCACGCACTCGTACAAGCTATGCAGCCTGTCTTTATTTTGAAACACATGTGACTTCTCACCGTACATCTTATAGTCTGCAAGGTCAAGTCTTTTATCCAAGGGTATCTCCATAAAGTCACTATTAATCAGCATAGGAATCGCTTCAATCTGCATACTAATTTACCTCCGTAGTTATTATTTTTTTACCTTCAAAAACCATTTTAAAGGTCTTTGAAGTGCCGTTCTTATACGCGTGTTTTTCAAGGATTGACTTATCAGACTTATTAAAGGTTGTAGTAATTACCTCAAGGCTGTTCTCTGTAATGATAGAGCCGTCAGCATTGAAGGTTGTAGTACTTGCTCCGTTGCTGTCGGCTATATCTTTTATTGCCTTGGCTAGGGCCTTGTTGAGTTCAGTCTGTTCTGAGGATACTTGCTTTTTAAAGTCTGCAAGCTGTTTATCAACATCACTTTTGAATGCCACTGCTGCATCCGAATATTTAAGGCTTATTTCAAGGTCATTACTGATTGATACAATATAGTTCTGTATTATCTGGGCGGTTTCTTTTCCTGTGAAAGCAGGCAAGAAGTCGCCATGTTCTCCACCAGTTACCGCAACACTTAATAGAGTGTTTTCTGAATCGCCTTCTATTTTGGCAAAAAGTCCTATTTCATTGATGTTATATCCTTCAGTAACCACAGCTTCTTTGGTGACTGGATCCTGATTGCCTATAACAGCAGTAACCTTAATACTATTAGGATTCTCTTTTCTAACTTCTGATATCTTGTAGAAGTTTTTGCTTGCTTTAAGGCTTGTAAATTTCCTAAGAATTTCCGGTCTCTTTTCTAATTCACTATACACACCGTTTCCAGTTGCAATAGCAACGAAGGTGATAACTCCCTCGCCCGCCTGAGAGCGGTTAAGCAGTTCTACCCCCTTTTCTGTAGTGACTGCTTTTTGAAATGGCATTGGCATATTGTTTTACCTCCTATTCAATATCAGGGGCTTCATAATACCCATAGGTATATGAGCCGTATTTGTACGATGTTTCTATATTCCTAATACTCTCAACTGCTTCAAGAATACTTCTTGCATTTTTAACATTTCGTATCATTTCGTTAAACTTCTCAATATTAGTATCATCTATAGTTGCGTTTGTGATGACTTTAAACCTAAACGGTTTTCCACCGTATTCGTACCATTCAACTATTTTCCCCTGCCCAAAGACAACCGTTACCATCTCTTCAATGGCATTAGGTGTTCCTACTTTCATATACCATTTGAGTGCATTCTTTATGAGATCTCTTTTAATTTCGATAGGGAATTCAGTATTGTAGAACTGTGTTTTAAGTTCTGCTGCCAGTATATCCAAAACCTCTCTGTCCAATTCATCTGTTTTGGAATACAAGCTAATTCGATTACATAAACTCAGCACCTTTTTAGCCTGTACATTTAACGCGGCTCCAATAGCCTGTATTTCAGGCTTTTGTTTTAAGTGCGATGGCAGCATATATATTATGTTGCTGTTTTCAATATCAATCATCCTCAAGCCCTCCATATATGGCATTAATGCTCTTTACTACAGGAATAGACTCTACGGGCGTGATGGTATAGACAGGCGTAACTATATCTACTCTTTTTATGCCTGTTTCCATGAGTTTACTCGTAAGATATGATGGGTTAATATCTCTGCCTATCTTCTCTGTCTGCCATAAGTTAAATGTTCGTATGGCTGTATCCACATCTGACTTGATTTTATCCACCAATGCCTTTTTATCCGAACTAATGTAATATGTAAGCCTTACATTATATTCTAGTTTTTCAGGAGCTTTTACCTGTATTCTGTCTGTAAGCGGTTTCCTGTTCCCGTCTTCCAGATATTCTTTTACTCTGTTAAGCAATCCCTCTTCAGGCAGTCCGCCACCTTTTTTTGATATTATTAGTTCAACCGTTGCATCTTCTTTAGATTTTACAATCACATCCTCAACATCTTTATCAGCCTGCTTGGCAAAGTATTTATAAGCTCCCTCACTACCTGTAGTTGAATAGATTTCAGATACATCAAGATAACGCTCAGAAAGCTCCTCATCGCTTTCATCTTCACGACCTCCTGAGGTTATCTTCATATTTCTTACTGCTGACACATAAGGCATTGGATTGATTATGATGTTTATCTCTCCTTCGCCTATACCATTACCCTTTATTCCTTTTTCCGTGCATAATGCATCAACATCCTCAAATGTTTCCCCTGGCTTAATTTCTGCATACTGCTCTGTTTCAAAGAAAATATTATTACCATTTGTGACTCTTGTCCCCTTAGGAATTGACAGCGCAAAGTCAAGAGGTGAACTAATTTCAAATCTCATTACTGTTTTAGCTTTTTCTGCTTCTTTTCGGATAAGCCCCTTAAATGCGACAAGATTATCTAAATATTTCCCTCTGGAATACTTGGTAAGATTCATCTTCCCTGCATTATCAGCGTATTGCATTAGCTGATATATCTGCAATGCTGCGGCATTTATAATCATCATATAAGGGCTTGCCTCGGACAAGTACGCTTCTTTCCCTGTTATCCTTTTATATTCAGATTTAAAATCATTGATCAGATCAGCTTTTACATCTTCAATGGTTACGCCGTCAATGAAATCTATATCAGGCAATTCATCAATCTTCCTCATCGTTTGCCTCCCTTTTCTTAAAGTAAACTTTAGGTATCATCCTGCCTTCGCCGTTATATTCAAACTCGATATCCTCAACTTCCACGCGAGGCTCATATTTATCAATTTTTTCTATTATTTCCAGAGCAATTAGGTTTTCAGCCTCTTCTGTAGGCGCATCCATTATTTCCCTTGTCTCTATACCAAAATTTCTATCCAGCCCCTGTTCTCCTGCGATAGTTGACAGCAAGTTGGATACGCATTCGTTTATATCGTTGAGCTCTTCTTCACTAAAGCTTTCTGAGTCAAGTTCATTTATAAAATCCATACTGCCTCCTATCTATACTCTTGTAAGTTTAGCTCTACCTTTGCCTGGATTAATTCTCCCTTTGATAGAATTACATCCCAAGTCTCACTTACCTCGGTTATTATCCACTTGCTTTTGCTTACAGGCTTACCGCCTATTACAAAAGTAAAATGCTCCCCTTTTTCTACAGCCTTTACAATGCGCTCCAAGGTTTTCCTAGGCTTTATCCCCAGTGTTGAAGACAGTAATATGGATAAGGACACCTCTTGAAGACCTGCGCCTAAAAATTCAGATTTGGGCTTTCCCTTTATAACTTCGTGCTTTGCCCATCTACCGCTTGCCTTTCTTGACATATCTTTGAACGTAAAAACTTTTTTAGAGCTTACTTCAAACGTGATTAATTTCCCAAGATTGCCTATTTTTGCCATTGGTTACCTCCTATGCCTTATCTTCAAGAGCTTTAATCCGTTTATCATAGTCGGACAGCTTTTTTAGAATCTCAGAAAGTGTAATAGTACCTTTTGCACATTTGAGGATAACCTCCTTAGCTTCAAGTGTTATTCCCTCACACTTTAGCAAGTACTCGCCTTCTGAACATTCCACATATGCCTTGCCGTCAATCTCCTTTGTGTATTTTTCTCCACCCGAGTAGTCATCATCAAAGTAAGTACCTAGGCAAAACCCTTTACTGCTGCCATTTGCTAAATGCAACGTGACTACGGTATCCCCCACATCAGGCATTGACTGTTCTTTATTCATAGACATCATTGGAAGCGGGAGCGATGAGCTTTCTGAATCTTCGTAATATACTTTTACCTTCCCATTTTCTGGGTATACATTGGTTACTGTTCCTATTCTTATCATCTCGTGGACTCCATGCAAAAAGGCAGCCATCTACATGACTGCCTTAGCCTTAAATTTTGTATCCTGCAACTTCTCATAATATCATTTTAACAGATATCACCGTGCACCGGTGTACACACTTTCAAAAAGGTTTCTGGACCTTGTGCAAACTTAGTTCCATCTCATAACCGCCATTTCCTAGGTTATGTCTAACTTCGTCTATAAAATACTTGCCATCAAGTCCCTTTAATCCCTTTATCTTTATGCACTGTGTTGATACAAGCTTCTTACCACCCATTATTGTGATATTCATAGTCTCTGCTTGCCTGTTTGCTGTGTTGAGTGCTGCCTTAGCTTGAAGTTCAGCATCATACTTACCAGAGGTTTGATTGTTTATATATAACAGCCTGCCTTTCTTACCAATCATAACCTTGGTTACTTCCTTCTTTTTGTTGCCTGCTTTACTTTTCTTTGTACCCTTTACATTCTTAACAGGGTTAGCATAACTAAACTTTACTCCTGTATAAGTCCCCTCAATGGTAGTGTTAGCATTCCACGAGAGCATATCCTTTTCAGAGATTGTAGTCGTTGCCTTTTTCTTTTCATACCTGACTATATCAAATATTACAACCTTTTGCTTGTAGACCTTCATAGCAAGCCCGTACTTTGAGCAAAGTTCATATAAGAATGTACTGTCCTCCTGATTATTTTGCTCTATCTCGTCTATATTTACTGTGTCTGCGTCATATACAAGACTTACACCAGCACTTTTAGCTACAGATAAGGCTATATTTTTCAGATTGGTTTTTTGCCAGACTTTGGTTTTTTGCAAAGTTTTAAAATCATTCGATACCGGTATGTTGACTCCATTCATATTACAGTTTAGCGGTCTGCCTGAAAATGAAATATCATCAATAGTAAAGCTCCCACAATCAAAGGTTTTCTTTTTAGCCTTTCCTTCAAAATTATTCAATACAAGCTTAGCAATAAACCTGCTGCCTTTTTTAGGTCTTTTCTTGCCCAGCCATTCTTTTTTTATATCGTATAATGTAAGTGATATGCTGTCTGACTTTCCATCTGCTACATCTGTATAGCTAAAATCAGTTATATAATTTACTATATCATCAGCACTTTCTGCTTTGCTTGCAGGCTTAACTTTCCTTTTCCCTGTAATTTTAACAGTTTGTGCAGAACTTTCTACAGGTATAACAAGCTTCATCCCCGGAGCTATCCAATATCCTTTGTAATGGGCACTGTCTCCCTTCATCTTCCTTAACTGCTCTATAGCGGTCTTGTTGGCATCATAGATAGCTTTAAACTTATTCCCTGCTCCTAAATACCTCTTGGCCAGATTCCATAGATTATCCCCATATACAACCGTATGTATTACCTGTTCATTACTTTTTGATGTGGTAGTAGTCTTAATTTTGCTTCCAGTGGATTCTTTGCTCTTTTTACCCTCCTTCGCAAATATCAAACGAACGTTTCTTGATAATGCCATCAATCCCTCCAATCCGGAATATCCTCGTCTTCCTCGTCTACTTCTTCTGGTAAGTCATAGATTTTTACAACTACCCCTGATGGAAATATAAAATAGGTCAACAAATCCCCATTATTTTTCATTAAGAAAGAGAGGTGCATTTCATCACCATACACCTCTTTAGCTATAATGTCCCAAGTATCTCCGGACTTAGTTATGTATTCTCTCATGGTTAAAATGCAACCCTCCTCTTCATCTTCACATAGTTATCAGCTAATGTGTTAAACTCTTTCTGAGATATGCTGAGTGCTTCGGTAAGGTCTTTCTTGCTAGGTGCATCTCCATAAAACTGTAATGTAGGCTTGTACTCTATTCTTGTAGCATCTCCTGCATTCCTTAAATCAACACCGTCAATCCGGTGATTCATGCCCAGATATGCACCAGCCTGTTCCCACAAAGATATTGCGCGCTTACTTCTGTCAAGTGGTATAGCTGCCTCAGGACCTTTCTCTGCAAACGTGGTAAGGATTGGTCTATTCCATATACCTCCCTTTGCATTCTGATATACTTTAATATTAGAACCGCCCGGCATATTTAGCGTTGGCTTTTCACTCCATATTAGCATTTCAGGAGTAAGCCTCATTGCTACATTGGCATCAACCTTAAAATTATGCGTACTATACCAGTTTCTTAAATATGCTTCGGTAAAAGCTGAAAACCCTTGGTTGGCTCTTTTTAATGCCTCTTCACCTGATGTCTTATACTTCTGTTCAGCATCGTCAAAAAACCTTTTAGGCACAAGGTTATAGTCTTTAGGCAACTTACTTTCAACATTTTTAAGTATGTCTTTGTATGTATCAGCATACGTACTATTCGCTATACGTTTTCCTATTTCCATTTCAAACGAATTATAGCTTATAGGGAATTGCCCGTTTTCTATAGTCCCCGCGCTTGATATCCTATCCATCATTTCAGTTATAGCCGTAGGGATTTCCTTGCCAAGTTCCTTATATTTGCCCTTGATTTCCTCAAGCTTATCCGTGGTGCCCTTCATATTATCAACAAGCTCGCTAATACCTGGTAAAGTAGCACTATACTTAGCAGCGACTTCTCCCCACATATTTTCAAGTACTGAATCAGGAGTTAATGTCCAACTATCTGGATTTGCCCTGCTTTCTATTGCAGAATTATAGGCATTATCAAGCCCTGTTTTTTTCGCTTTTTCAATAGCTTCTATCTGAAACTTTGCAATCTTTTCATATATTTCAGTTACATTTTTAAGGTAAGCCTCATCCTCTTTTTGTATACCCTTCTCATAAAGTTCTTTAGACATCCCGCCCTTATCAAAGGCAGCCTTAATTCCTGCTCTATTCTTACTATACGCTTCAAGATATTTATTTTCAGCATCTTCTGCCTGTGTGGCAAGTTCAGCCTGTAAGTTTTTGAATGTCTCAGAGTCAAGCTTGGTTCCATCAAACTTCTTGCCTAATTTAATCAACCCTGCATCAAAGTTACTTGTAGCAAGTTCAGCTTGTAATCTCGCAAATTTCTGTTCAAGCCTTGCAATTTTCTTTATTTCTTTTTCATCAAGAATATTATCTGAAAAGGCTTTATTTACAGTATCAGATAATTCTTTCCCCAGCTTTTCCATCTCAAGATAAGTGCTGTTATAAAAATTATCCACTTTTCTGGTAACGCTGCTGTTTTCGCCCTGCGTGAGTTTAAGGCTTAATGATAATGCATACCTTTCTTGAAGCACATAATCCTGTGCCTTCTTAACATAGTCAGCTATAGCGTTCTTATAGTCTTCTCCTTCTTCCTCACTGAACTTAACTCCAACCTTAGCAAGCCAATTTCTCCGATCTAAATCCTCTAATGAATTACGCAAGCCTCTCGCCATATCCTCGGCTTTTTTAAATGCTTCTGCTCCCTTTGTAAGTTTTTCAAAATGCTTCTTACCTACAATATTTTTTGCAGCCTTTTCTATATCTTCCATAGAGAGTGCTATTTTACCAAAAGACTTCGCCATTGCCTCATTGGTCTGCCTTCTCTCAAATGCTCTGACTCTTTCTAAAAGTGTAACAATACCTCCTATGGAAGTAGCTATTCCCGTTATCACAAGTGCTGCAGGGCTTAGCGAGCCTAAACTCATAAGAGCATTTATAAAATGTACTGAGCTTGATGCCACTTTATATGAAAGCATAGCAGCTCCAATACCTTCAAATACAGATAACACATAATCACCATTATTTACTACCCATTTGCCTGTATCAAGGAGCTTTTCGCCAAGTCCAATGCCAAGCCTTGCTATAAGTGGTCCTTTTTCTCCCAGGCTCTCAATCTGCCTCTTAAATGTAGGCAGTTTATAATTAATCTTATCAAGCCATTCATAAAGTCCGTTATCAGTAAAATCGTTTATTGCAAGCCTTAGTTTTGTGATTACTCCAAGGGCTGGTGTCCTCGTAAGATTGTCATATATTGCGATGCCCATTTCACTAAATGCATTCTTAGTGAGTCCAATCTGGCTTTCAAAAGTCTCATATCTTTTGCCCGCTTCCGTTGTTAGGGCTGTATTTTCCTCCCAGGCTTTATTGGCAGTTTGTACAGCTTTCTCCATATTTCCACTTGAATTAGCAAGCCTTAATATGGTGTCTGATAGCCTAACCTCCGAGAGTTTCATGTCATTTAAGACTGCAATGGCGGACTTACCGTTTCTTTTTGTGTCATTGAGCCCGCCCAAGAACTTTGACATGGCTCCTATGGCACTGCCCTTAAAAGCTTCTGTAAACTGTGACTTGCTCATACCTGACACACTTGCAAATTCAGCAAGCATACCGTTATTTGTCTCAACTGCAATCTGCATTTTCTTAAACAGCTTACTCATGGCACTTCCGCCCTTTTCGGCTTCTACACCAACCGAACTAAGCGCAGTACCGAGAGCCATTATTTCAGGTGCAGATAAGCCAATCAGCTTGCCCGTAGATGACAGATTGGTACCCATCTCAACTATTTCCTGCTCTGTCGTTGCAAACTTATTTCCCAAGTCTACAACTGTAGAGCCCAGCTTTTCATAGTTGCTTATACCTTTTTTGTCGTAATCTGACATACCTGTTATATTGGCAAATCTTGCGAATGAAGTAGCTGCTTCTTCTGCGGTCATGTTGGTAGATACATCAAGATTTGCCATTGTTTTTGTAAAATCAGGTAAGGCACTCTTTTTTATTCCTAGCTGGCCAGCTATTTCCATAGTTCCTGCCAGTTCAGCTCCGCTTGAAGGAAGTATACGGGTAAGGGATAATATTTCCTTTTTAAGTCCCTGATATTCTTTCTTCGTGCCATCTACTGTCTTTTTTACTCCAGCAAACGCACTCTCAAACTTAGAGCCTGCCATTGTACTTGCAATTCCAATGCCCTGAACGGCTCCTGCTGCCGTAAGTGCTCCTCTCCCTATAAGGCTGAAGGTTTTTCCACTTAATCCGGCTATCTTATTAAACCCTTTATCTAGCTTGTTAAAATCATAATCAAGCCTTCTTATCTGCCTTTTGAATGCTTTTAATTTACTTTCGGAAGTCCGCATCGCCTTGTCAAGCGATTTGTCTACCTTACCGCCAATTGCTATGTCAAATCTTTGTTCTTTCCCTTTCGCTGACAACTTCTGCCACCTCCTCAACTAAATCAAATAATTCAAAAATAGACAGGGAGTAGAAATAGTCTATCCCTGTCTTGAGCGTCATAGCTAACTGTATAACTACTTTCTTTAATTTGGATAAGTCACTTGGACTTATCCCCACTAAAATAAAAAACCCGTTACAACGCCCTTAAGTGTCATGCTATCCGTTATAGGAAGCCCCAAGAAAAACTCAATAGGAAGATTTGCCGCCACGCTGGCAAGATGGCACGCATAGATAAGCGTCATCTCGATTAAAGGATTAGAATCACCTCCTAAATATGCTCCTCTTACCCTTCTTTCTACAGATACCATATCTGTAAGTGTAAGCTCTTTTAACCTTGAAAGGTCTACACTTTCATAGCTTTTGCCTTCAAATGTATAAGGTTTGGTAAGTCTAAGTAAAAGCCTGTTATCTACGCCAAGCATTACTTCCTTCGTTTCTTCAATTACTTTTTCCTTATTTTCCATCAGCTAAATTTCCTCACTTTCTCAAGCATGTCTTTATCATTAACAATAAACTGATCATTCAACTTATCAAGCTGGACAAGCTTCCTTCCATTAAGCTCTACCATAAAACTAAGAATCTCCAGCTTAAGAGTTCCCTCCATTGCTTTTCCCGCTTCAAGCTTTCCTGCTGAAAAGCCCTTGAATCTGCCCGTTTCGACTATTCTCATGCCTTTGTAGTCAATAGCCCCCGTCTCCCTTTCGGTGTACTGAGTGGAAGCCCTAAATGTAAGGTCAACACTCTGCGTTGGATCCATAAGGGAAAATATATCCTCTTCAAGCATTCTAAATGGCACTTCCTGTTCAATAGGGCCATAATGTCCTATAATGCCTGTTTCATAACTTCCAAGCACACCTGCGCCTGTTATTTGCTCAGTAATTGCATCAAGATTTGGCAATGTTACCGAACCGGTAACGCCAATAAGCTTATTCCCCTTGTTATACGCGTTCCAATTGTTTATAACCTCAGGTACTAAATTTGTATTCACCATTATTTTTTACCTCCTATTGCGGCAAGAAGCATGTTTACATCATATTCCAGTACATTCTCGATATATTCTGCGGGTGTATATGGAGCGAGGTAATGCCTGAAAGTTATCTTGCCTTCAAGCAGTTTTTCACTTGTATTATCTTCCTCTTTATACTCTACCCTTATGCCTGCACATTTCTCCTGGGCAACAAGTGAATTTCCTTTGATATTGGCTGTATCAACGATATACTCAATCAGTTTTATATTCATAAGACTGTCAACTTTATCAAAGTAATCAACAACAAAAGTGTTGCTCCACCAAGAGAAAAACCTTCTTGTGCCTATCCAGCGTTCTTTAGGGTCTTTAGTATCAGGATAAGCCGCAGTGTTGTTGCCCCAGAATCTAAATCCCTTAAAATTGAGAGCTGTAACTACACCAATAGCGTTTAGTGAGTTAGCTTCTGTCATATCAAAATATACTTCTGTTCCATCCGAAAGAACTAAGGCTTCGATCTCAGCTGGCTTATTAGATGGTGTGACATTAGGAATAAATCCATTCTCACCATCAGTCTTACAAGCCATTGCTGCATAATATGCAGATGCATACATCTTTTTGCCTCTTACCTTAACCATCGGATACAGGCATATTGTACGGCTTCCGCTGAACCCGCTGTCATTCTTTACCTTCTTAACATCAGCAATTTTTACAGCCTTCTTTGTATCAATGTCTACAACACATTCACAGCTGAACGCACCACTAATGTTTTTACACTTTTCATTAAGTGCAACTCCTACTTCCGGAATCTGTGAGTAACCCGGCGCAAGCAACAACCCCGGAATAACTCCAAATCTTGTAAATACCTCTTTTATAAGTTCAAATCCTGTATCTTTACCTGTAGCCACATTATGACTGCCTATTACATCTTTAGCGGTAACCTTGCTTGCATCTATCACTTTACCGGTCATTGCAAGAGTGGTGTCACTCACATCGCCTGTAATAGTTATTACAAGATACCCCTCATCGTTAAATGAAAGAAGATACTTGTCGCTTGTAAGATTGCCAACTCTTAGACCTTCAAGAAGGATTCCCTTCTTGGTAGATACGGCCTGCTTATCCTTTATGGTAAGAGTTTCACTATAAGCAGATGTATGGGTTTCCGGATTAAGAACGTTAACCAATACCACAGGCGCGGTTCTTGCAACCTTGAAAAAGGCATCCATAGCCTGACAAAGACTATAGTTTTCGTAATCATCTGAATACCCTAGCGCATCTTTTGCTTCATCAAACGTTCTGCACAAAAAAGGCTTGTTTACAGCTTCTTTTGGTGCATTAGTCAAGTTGACCGGAGCAGTTCCAAATACAATTGCCACTCCTCCAAGGTTTTCAACCGGAAGAGGCAGCTTTGTACTTACTTCTCTCGTGCCAACACCATGTTTGTACTCCATATTATTAATCCTCCTTTTTTATTTCAGCTTTCACTCTTGCATATATTGTATTAGCAGAGCTTCCAGCTTTATTTAATTCTTTTACCTTTTCAACCATTCCGCTCACAGGCACAAAAAGACTTGAAAGAATTGGCAGTGTTTCAATCTTTTCATTTACTGCTTCCGGCAGAACTCCACCTTCAAATACTGTAGAACCGGCTACTACATTGGGAATGTCCGGACCTAAATAGATCACATTTTCTTTTACGGCTTCCTTTTTTGCATCCTGCTTTTCTGGATTCTCATTTGCATGAACATCAAGAATTGTACTTTCATCTTTTTTACTCAACTTAATTCATCCTCCCTTCTTATTGACGGAATATAAAAACTCATCTCACAGGCTCCCCAATAATATGGATACGTTTCTGTATCCATAACCGTCCACTTAAAATCTCCTGTAAAAGAAGTCTTTTTAAGTGCGGGTTTCTTTGAGAATCTATCCTGTATTTTGTAAATAACGTCTATAACATTTTTATGCCCCTGATTAGCACTGTCATGGTCGTATATGCCTACTACCAGAGTTACATCCACTATGTTAAAGCTGTCACCCCTTACCTTTTGTTCGCCATCATTTAAGTGAACTATAATATACGGTATAGGCTCAGTTTCTTCATCGCTTTGAAGCAATGGGGTATTTTGTGCAAAAATATTTATTTCTACACTTTTACCCAGTGGATTATTAAACCTTAAGCCAGCAAACATAATCTTAAGCTCTTCTATAAGCTCTTCCTGTAATATCAATGGGTTCATAGTTTCAAATACCTCTCTATTCCCTTGGCAACCTCCGAGGCTAATAATGCCTCGGTCTTTGGAGATACTTTAGCCATTACTCCCTTTTCGTAACCTAGCATTGCCGGCGTAGAGATAGAATAAAGGTTCCTTATTGCCTCCTTTTTACTGTTGCCCTCCATTTTTTTGCCTGGAATTCTTTGTGCAAGTGCAATATGGTTACTTTTATACTTCACCACAAATGCCCTGTATTTGTCTCTGCCCGCATTAGGCTTAAGCATAAGTGCCACAGGGGAATTAGCCCTAAGAACATTCGCCTTGTGTCCTGAAGGCGGTCTATTGCCTGGGCTGTATCTTCTGGATGTCACATTAAAATCATATAAATCATTGGCATGACCGCTTGATATTATATGTGCTACGGGACTGCTTATTTTTGCCCCCGTCATTTTAAGCCCTTTTTTTACCTGACCCATTCTTTTAATGTGGTATCTGTTTTCTGCTTCTTCAGGCAGCCAAGTTTTGACCTGCCTTGCTGTGCGATTGACGGCTGTTTTTAATATGCTGTTTAGCTTACTTTTGGGGATATTCAAGCCCCTTATAGCATGGCTAAGCTCCTCTGTATCAACTTCAAAATAAATCATGCCTTGTTCATCTCCAAATTAATACTGTATATGCCACTTTCATTCACTGCATCGCATATTATATATGGTTTCCCATCAAATATAAGTGTTCTTCCAATAGCAGGTAAAGCTCCAAAGTCTTCAGCTCTAACGTAAATAAGCATGTCTTTTATCCCTACCTGATCCACATAAAACTTTGACCTGAACTTATACTTTACCCTTCGTGCCATTAGCTCGTTGTTGTCAACAATACACAGCATGTTTCTGCCATCTATAATATGTTCTTCTGAAAATTCAAGCGCATTCATGAATACATTTTTGGTGTCTGCTGCTATTTGTTCCTTAAATGTCATATCCGTTTCCTTATTCCCAGATTGCAGTTCCTGCATTTAACCAGGCTTCTATCATTTCAGCATTGTCTACAGGCAGTTCCTCTTGTGGTAAATACATCCTGCCATTGTAAAGAATGTGGGTTATAGCCTTTAGAACTTGATTTGCCACCTTCTCCTTGGATTCTACCGAAATAACTTCTTCTATGCTTTCATCTTCCGCACTATTTTCTTCTACAGGAACAGGCTCTGATGCCTGTTCCTTAAGGTTCTTTCTTCCAACTGTTGCCATATACCCTCCTTATCCTAAAAGCTTTATACGGATGTCAGCTGCTTTCACTGGAGATGTCTCTGCTGCATAGCCCGCTGGTGTGTTGCTTCCTGCTGTAGCAGTGATTCCATCTTCTGCAAAATAAACAGGTGCCCCCATTTTGATTTCTGTCTGATCTTTCTTTTTGATGATGTAAACACCTACAACATGGACTGTACCCTTTTCCTTAGGATTAATTGTGTATGCAGCAACGCCTATCCTAGTCTTAAAGTCTACAATCTCGCCTGCCTCAATAACCTTTGTACCCTCATTTACATAATCAAGGGTTTCACCTTTCTGCCAAAATTCTGCTTTCATGTTCTACCTCCTTATGCTCCGAGTGGGTTATCAATAACCACACCAGGATTCTTAATAGCACCTCTAAAGTCCATAACACTGATACCCCAGTCAAGATAGATATCCCAGATAAAGCCAAGTGTGCCTGGAACCTCTGACCTTCTGATGGTTGGAACTTCCTGACCGTTAAGATAGTCAACCTGAATAAAGTCGGTATCATCATGTGCACCAAGCAAGAACCAAGGCATAGCCTTCCCAAAGCCACCTGAAAGTACGTTGATCGTAGGGTCTTCTATAATTTCAATCTGGTTAGCATATCTATACAATGGATTTGCAGCCTGAGTATTTCCTGTGGTATTGATAGTTGGGCTGTTAAACAATGTATAAATTTCAAATGACATACCTACAGGTACCACGATCTTTGCAGGTCTTATTATAATTGCCTCACCAAATTCATTTTTCTGAGCCTGTAGTGCAAGTATCATTGCCTGCATTGATTCCTTAGTTATACCTGTTCCTGTAGTAACGAGGTTGCCATGTGCTTTGCTGAAAAGCACTGTACCATCATAAACAGCAGGGTTATTCACAAGGATTTCATAAACCTGTGTATTGATTGTCTTTCTTGCGGACGCTGCATACCTTGCAGGCATCTTTGTAATAAGATCTATATCATCGTTGATAAATGCCTGTCTGGTAAGTGTGAACTGTCTGCCGTAAGTTTCAAGCTTTCTTGTAGGCAGCTTAACATCCTTATAAGAATCATGCTTAAGTTCTCCGTTTTCAGGTACTCTCATAAATTCCCCTACAGGACCTGCAAGGTAATTATTATTGGCAATCTTAAAATCCTTAAGTGTTCCCTTTTTCGTGATTCTGTCAAATGTAACCGCAACCTTCTTATGTCCCTCTACGTATGCCTTATTGATTGCATTATCAAGCATTGCCGGGAATGCTGATGTAGGATTAAAGAAATGTCTCTGTGCAATATTGAAAATCTCGTCAGATGACATCCTTGAAAGATTGCCATTCTCCGTATCTTTCATACATTCAATTGCAAAATCCCTAAGAGACATATGTCTTAACTCATTCGCCCCCTCAGCAGGGTGATCAAGTTCAAAGCCCGCTCTCATCAAAAGAGCATCGGATGCAGCGTTTCTATATTTGTCTCCCTCATCCTCGGTCACTGTAACCTTTGTCGAGATTGGGGATCCGTTTTTCCTTACCTCATCAAGGATAAAACTTCTTACGCTGTCAATGCTGTCTCCTGCCTCAATAAACTTCTTCTCATTTTCACAAGACACATGGAACTCTCTGCATAGTGCTGAAATATCCGCACACCTCTGTCTTTCTGCCTGTCTCTCCGCCTTCTTTTCGGCTTCGCTAATCTGTGGCTCAGGCTTTGCTTTGAGTTCGTCAATCTGTCTCTGCAAATCGTCAAACTCTCTCTGCTCTTCTGCTGTAAGCTCTCTTGAAGCTGCCTTTGCACCGTCAATAAGAGCCTGCTGCCTTGCAATTAGTTCTGCTAAATTCATTACTCGTTACCTCCTGTTATAAAGTTGTTATTTATCTGAAGCTGTTTCTCATAATAAGAAATGCCCACTTCCTTTTTACCTTTGACCTCTGACATATCCCTACCCACGCCTACGGTTGAATCAGCAGGAATACTAACTATAGATATCTCATAAGGCATCCATCTTGTTGCTATATCACAAGGTCCTGTAAATCTTCCATCCTCAGATGTCTTATTAGCCTTTACTTCCTCCCACTGCCTAACCTGATATCCTACAGATACTCCCTTGAGGCTTCCTCCTGATACCTTATCTAGTATGGTCTGTGACTCTTCATCGGTATCAAATTCAACCTCTGCCATACCTCTATTGTTCTCAATCCAAGCCTTTGTGACCTTGCCTATTACCTTATCCCTATTGTGGTTATAAAGAAGCACTCCAATCGAGTTAAGCCTTGTGAGGTCTACTGCCTGATCATCGTGAGACAGAATCTCCATCCCAAACCATCTTTCGTAAGGCTCTTCTGATGAGAAGGAAAGTGTGAATCTTCTTTCGTTTCCCTCACCCTCTATCTGCCTTATCTCAGCTCCTAAGCATCCTCTTGTTAAATCCCCTGTTTTACTTTCCACTTTCTTCCTCCGTTTCCTCAGTTACTACAACATCACCATATAATACTGCTGACATATCCACGCCTTTTTCTTTTCCATATGCAATAACCTCAGCCATATCGTCTATCTGGTCTTGCCAGTCCCGTCCATTCTCTGCCGATATTTGCTTAAATGTCTTTTGCCCTGTCTTAATTGCTATCATATTAGCCTCAGATTCCTTCTTAGGATCTATCCAAGGTTTTGGCTCCTGAATCCATTCATGTGCAAGATACAAATCTTTGTTATCCCAAAAATCTTTTATGTCTAGTTTCCCGCATAGAACTGCAGATATAACAAAGGTTTCGTAAATCTCATCAAGAATTTCACATAAAAGTTCTTTTTCCTCACTATATGTAAGTTCATCTTCTATGATTCCCTGTCTTGCGGATGAATAGGTCGCTTCTGCCATATCCCTACTTACAGATTCATAACTAATCCCTTGTCCTGATCCTATAAGCCTCTGCTGTAATTTGGTATAACTGGTTGCATCCGAGCCCTGTCCCGCTGGATTAACTACCTGAATTTCATCCCCTGCATTAAGCTCCTTTATCATACCAGGGGAAATTGTTTTCCCTTCATACTCTGCATTTGCTTGTTTTGCCACTCCTCTTCCAAAGCCTTCTCTTGGAGTAGCTTTTTTTATAAATACTGAAAGGCAGGCTGCAATCCTTTCTTTTACGGAAACGGCATTCATAAACTCGTTTACATCCCTTATTCTTGGGATTGTAAAGGTCATATCGCTCATTTCCCTAATCTGTGACGGTCTTTTCTTACTGAAATAGAAAATTACATCATCAGCCTTTACATATATTGGCTTTTCCTCTCCCATCCCGCTAAGGTCATATTGTTTAATGTGATAACCTATAGGGCGATTAAAGGTATTGTATTCAATTCCGCCTACAACTCGGTTGCCTTTTATATTTGGGGCTAATGTACCGTTGTATAGTTCATCCACTTCAATCATCTGTAGCTGAAATGGAATTGTGCCTTGGTCGGTGTATCTCTTAATGAAAAGAATACCGCCATCAACCTTTTTCCTAGCTACAGCCATTCTTATCATCTGATTGAGGCTCTGCGTTCCTGTCACGTCACAGTTTCTCTTTTTGCCCCATTTATTCCACAGCTTTTCAATCTCTTTGTTTAGTTCACTGTTCCCAGTTTTTGCCTGCATTGAATATCCTGCACCGACAACATTTCTTTTATATGCACTTACAACCGCATTCATTAAATCGCTGTTTCTTTCAAGGTCCCTGGCTCTTGCTCTTATGATATCCCTGTCATAGGTATCAGTCTGTTCTGCTGAACTGTTAGCAACTCTCCAGTTGGTATTTCTCCCATATCCACCAGCATCATAATTCCTTAGTTCTTCAAGGCTTAGCCTCCAAGCCTCACGCTTTACCGCCCAGCCCGGAGAGATAAATCCTATAAAGTTATCTATTATTCCCATTTGTTACCTCCCTGAGAATACTGCCACGTAACAATTATCAAGTAAATGCGGACTATTATCGCTGTTTAGCTGTGCTGCTAAGTCATTCTTTATACTGTAGAGGTCTTTAAGGTTAGCCCTCGTAAGTTCCCTTGAACCAATTTTGTACGACTGACCGCCTGATGCCACAGCAATAATGGCACTATCAACATTCTTTAGCATTTCCTCTGCACTAAGCCTTGGGTTAGCTTCTCCCGAACTGGAATTTACACCATCTTCTATATTGTTTATTTCCATCATTCCTCCATTTGGGTATTAAAAAAGCGCCCCAGCCACTTGCTGAAACGCTTCTTCTGTCCTTTATTCAATTTCTATGATACTATTTTACCAGATATTACCGTACACTGGTGTGCTTACTTTTGAAATTCTCATAATACTATTATACCAGATAGTACCGTACACCAGTGTGCTTTCTTTTAAAATAATTATATCCAATTATCATTCTGCTTTATCCATTGTTCTTCCTCAGGCTCTACAGGTCTTCTTACCTCTTCAATTTCCCTGCTTTCTTCCTCTTCTTCGTTTTGCAGGTTAAGAGTTCTTACCCCTAACATGTCTGCTGCCGCCAATGCATAGACTTCACAGTCTAAATAGTGATTGTCTGCATGTGAGTACTTCGGCTGCCACACCTGCCTTACCGTGCTACCATTCTTCTGGTTTACCTTATGCTCATTGGTTACCTGCGTGGCATATTCTACATCACAGCCGTTGTACACCATCCAGCTTCCTTTGCCGTTTGGCCTTCTCATTCTGCCTGCAATCATATCTTTATACTTATTGCCATCTACAAGTATAAGGCTCATTCCATCCGCACTGCTGCCTGCTCTGTTAATCTTGCTTATCTTGTATTGGTTTAGTTGGTTGTGGCTCGCTCCCTTGACTGGTAATGCATATTCTGAATGATTCACGCAAAAGTCATACACATCATCTGTCTGGTCGCCTGAATCCACCAAGCAAAGATTGACTATAAAGCCTTCCCCCTTCTGATTTCTGTAGACCGCATTCATAACCTTGTCGATTTCTCCAAACGATAAAGCCTGCCCATGGGCTATGTTCTGGCTTGTAATATAATCTCCCCATGCTCTTATAGTCCAGTAAAGTGAACTTTCCTGAACATCAACTCCAGCCGTTATAAGCTTAGCCCATTCAGGCACAACAAATTCATCAAGCTCAGTCTGTCTTTCAAGCACAAGCTCTGCACTTGTCTTAAGCTTAGTATCCTCCCAAGGCTCTGCAAGCCAAGAGTTTACAAAGTTCTGAAATTTTTCAGGATCATCTTTAGACATCAAAAACTTTTTGGCAATAGCTGACCATCTTACAAACGGGCTGTATAAAGTATTCATCCAAAAAGCTACACTCCTAACATACTTGGTGTTATGCCTTACAGTTCGCCATTCACCTTTTTTTATCATATAGTGCTTATCTTTATCACTAATGATACAGCCACACTCCTGACATACATAGTGGGCAAGCTCTGCCCTGTCTGCATAACTCATTCCTTCATCATCAGGAAACTTTATATTCTGAAACTTAAACTCAATGTATTCATCACAATAAGGACAAGGCACAAAGAAGTGCTTTTCTATATCTGCTTTTTCTTTTTCCTGCCATATATGGCCTGTTTTAAGTGTAGGCGTACTTGTTATAAATATTTTGCAGTTGTGAAATGTCTTGGTTCTTTCGATTGCAAGCTCAATAGGGTCTGCTTCTTTACTTGACGCTCCAGGATACTTGTCTACCTCATCAAGCATCAGATATTTTATTGGCTTAGAAGCAAGCCCTGATGGTGAGTTTGACCCCGCCAAGGTAAGGTACATTCCATCAAATTGAAGTTCTAGGAGCTGTGAGTTTTCATCAAACCTCTTCTTTAGTTCCGGAGAAGTCTTAAACATAACCTGTAGTCTGTTCTCCGATACCGACTTAGCTAATATTTCAGTTGGATATACTACCATTGTTGGTGAAGGCTCCTGCATAACAATATATCCAACCATATTTTGTAATGCTTCAGTGCCACCGACCTGTGTGGGCTTAACGAATACAATCTTTTCAGTTTCACAATTATTAAACTCATTCATTATCCCTACAAGGTATGGAGTGACTTCATTATTCCACCTTCCCGGCATTGCTGACGACTTAGAATCCAACATTCTGTATTTTTCTGCCCATTCTGATACTGTCAAGGTTTCAGGCGGTGCCAACAGCCTTAAGGCTTCCAGTTGGTAATCAGTAACCCATATTTGTGCAGTCTTAGTTTTCTTTACCTTAACTGGTGCTGAAGTCTTTCGCTTATTTACTGGCTTGCTTTTTAAACTTTGCCTTTTTATAGCCTTTTTACTCTTTGCCGTCTTTTTCTTTGCTTCTTCCTTTTTCTGCATTTATGATAATCTCCCTTAATAATTTGGACATTTCATCTGTAAGTTTCTTTTCTATTCGTCTCGCTTCCTCTGGCTCTACAGCTCCGCTTATCTCTCCAGTTACTTTAGCTGGAATTGCCATAACATAATTTTTGAAAGTGATAAAAAACCTGCTGTAGTCAAGTTTCACGTCATCAACAGATATGTACTTACCCGTAACTATATCAGTCTTTAGTGCGTGCAGTTCTCCCTGCGACTCCTTTAGTCTGATTTCAGCTTTTAGTTTTTGGGCTTTCAACTCTTCTTCATTTTTAGACTCTGCCTTCCCATGTGCCTTATTAGACAGATGACTGACATATCTTTTAACTGTATCTTCTAGGTTGTATCTCTTCCCGCCTTTTGCCTTTTCAGTTTCTATGATACCGTCCGCACTAAGATTCTGTATGCTTCTTACAGTCAGCCCAAATAATTTAGCAATCTGGGAGCCGTTACAATGTATTACTTCTTTTAATGCTCTTTCACTCAAAATCTACTCTTCTCCTTTCTGCAAAAGTATATTAAAAAAGCATCTTACCGATTGGTAAAATGCCATTGCTCTGTCTTTTCAAATCTCTCCCTTACCATTATAGCACCGCTCACAGTGCGCCTTTGTGCTTTCTTTTCAGATTGCTATAACTATTAATTATGTTTATATAACTTACGGTTATAGTCGGCAACGAAACTGCGATTTCAATTTAGTTTTTATCGGGAAAAATGCCGCGCCTCCCTCGCCCCGCTACCCCGCACGGGTGTTCGGAGTACCTTGAACGTGCGTTCGATTATTTGGTTACAACATATCATTTTATGCTTAAATAACTATGA